GTGGTGGCTTCTCAGCTAAAGATTATGGCGGTTCAGATAGTGCAGCCCAGTCAACTATAGGTACGGTTAGTTCTGCTACTCAAACTGCGGCAACACCATTGCTTGACTTTATTGGTAACAAAGAATCAGAAGGATACGACGATATATCAGGTCTTGTTTCAAGAGCGTTATATCCAGCCAAACAACTTACTGCAATGACTATACAAGAAGTGTTAGATTGGCAGGAAAGTATTGACCAAAGTCAGCTTTCAGAAGCATCAGGCAGATACCAAATAATGGAAGATACATTGCGCGGCTTTAATAACGAACTTGGTCTGGGTGGTGGAACAAATAGCTTATATGCAAGAGCCGGTTTAAGTGCTGGAGACTTGTTTAGTCCAGAAAATCAAGATAAAATGGCTATTGTTCTGTTAGAGGGTCGTGGTTTAAGTAAATTCTTAGCAGGCACAATTACTAGAGAACAATTTGCTAACAACCTTGCTTCAGAGTGGGCTTCGTTACCATTAGTAACTGGTCCTAATGCTGGCAGAAGTAAGTATGCTGGTGATTCTGCCGGTAACAGATCGCTTACTTCAGCAAATGCAGTCTTAAGTGTAATAGATCAAGTTAAAGCTAGATCAGAGGCTGCACTAGAAGGCAATATAAACCGCGGAGGCGCAAGATAATGGCTTGTACATGTAAACCAGGAAAAACTCTTTGCAGAAGTTGTTTAAATAACCAAGCAACACCATACATTGGTAATACAGTAAACGATAATGGCGAATTTACTATTCATCAAGTTGCAGTCTTCCAAAAAGAATTCGAAGCTAATATCGCTAACGATTTACGAACAAATGCTTTAAGCAGATTTGCTACAAAATATGGTACAACATTCTACGAATCAGTTAACAATATTAATAATGATTTTATGAAGAGAGAAGCAATTGTAAATGCTCTGAGTAAAACTGATGGAACCTTAGATGTTATTTCTTTTAGAGTTGCTAAAGGACCTCTTACTGCAGTAGAAATTGCTGCATTTTATGAAAGTAGTAATTACACACCTGCTACAGCAATTGTATCTTCTAACGCTAATGGCTCACGGTTCTTAAAAGAACTAGATGACTTTTATAATGGTGATTTTAGTGTAAGTGTTATGGGCGGGTTCTGTGCATTGTTTGATAATATCTTTGGTGTAATTAATGGATTCTTTGATTTGATTGGATCAGTACAAGGGTTAATTGATGATGCAATATCACTTATTAATAAAATTAAAGACGTTGAAAATTTAGTAAGAGCAGCCTTTGCAAAGATTAAAGTAAAAGCATTACTAGAAGCTATTAAAACGAAAATTAAAGATATGATTGAAAAGACTATAGCAGCAGTGTGTAGATCTATTTCTAATTTTAATGTTGGCGCAATTGTTGGTCCAGGTTATAAAAGCCCAGTGCAACTTAAAATTGTTGCTGATGTTGAAGAGAAAAAAACAGCATTATCGCAATTGTGTGGACCAGAAGAAGCTAAAAGAATAACAGATAAAATTGATACTTTAATTAATTATGCGACTGGCTTATTCGAAAACCCATCTATTGAAGAAATCATGTTTTTAATATCTCGCTTGTGTGGATTAGCAACAGGTATAGAAGGATTATTCAAAGGACTAAAAGATCCTTTAAAAGACTTTACAAACAGATATGATGAAGTGTTTAATACACTTTCAAATGCATCTAATAGAGTAACTGGTGAAGCAATTAGGGCTGGAGCTATAAGAGAAGCTGAAGAGTACCGCCAAAGACAGATAAATAAAGCAAGAGATGAATGGGAAGCTGCAGGAAATGTTGCTCTGCCGTCAATTGAAGAATATGCAGATTTACCTAAATGGGATGACTTAGCAAGTGGTAGTGACGCAAGATTAAAGATTCAAGGTGGATGGGTTACTAGAATGACACCTGCGCGTGAAGGTTGGGATTTAATTCCTATTGATGTAAAAGTCCTTCTTATGAGATTACAAAAAGAAGCTAATAACGCCGGTATCGTAACAGGACCACTTAGATTAAATAGTGGATATAGAAATCCTGAATATAATGAAAAAGTTGGTGGTGCTAAAGCTTCACAACATTTAAGTGGTAATGCATTAGATTTAACTTGGTCAGGATTTAATCCTTATGATGTTGGTGAGTTTGTCCAATTGGCACGGCGAATAGGATTTAAAGGTGTTGGTTATTATAATAGTTTTGTACACGTTGATGTAGGTGCATTACGACAGTGGGATAAACGAGGATGAACAATAAAACAACAGGAGCTAGAAAATGGTAGCTACAGTATTTACTTCTAATACTAAAAAGATTAACCTTTACTCTGATTTCAAGAAAACTCTTGAGATTAGTCCTGTATCATCTGATCTTACTGTTAATAAAGATGAAGACTCTGTTAAAGAATCAATTAAGAATCTTATACTTACAGATCGCGGTGAAAGATTAATGCAGCCAGATTTAGGCGGTGATATTAATGCTTTATTATTTGAGAACATCACACCAGCAATGATGGTTTTAATTCAAAATCAAGTAAGAACAACAATAGAATTATATGAGCCTCGAGCAACATTGATAGATGTAACAGCAACTTCTAATATAGATGATAATGCAGTAAGAGTAAATATAATGTTTTACATAACAAACGTACAGCAGCCGATTAAGCTAGATGTATTCTTAGAGAGGACACGATAAATGGCTAAATTAAATATTTCAGAATTAGACTTTGAGTCTATCAAGACTCAGTTTAAAAACTATCTGAAAAGCCAGACACAATTCAAAGATTATAACTTTGAAGGTTCGAACATGAGCGTGTTCTTAGATGTCTTGGCTTATAACACATATCAAAATAACTTTTATACAAATATGGCAGTTAATGAAATGTTCTTAGACTCCGCTGTGTTGAAAAACTCAGTAATGTCTCATGCAAAAGAACTTAATTATCTTCCACGATCAAGAAGATCAGCACGGGCACTAGTAACAATTACTATTGTTGACGCAACTATTGTAGGACAAACAGTTACAATTCCAGCATACTCAGATTTTACAACAACTTATCAAGGTGCAAGTTATAACTTTGTAAATGATAAAACATATGTTGCACGTAAAACCGGCGTTGGAACATTTGTTGCAGAAAATGTAGAGATCTACGAAGGTCAAATGCTATCAAGTTTTGAACGAGAAGGTTACTTTATTGGTGATGATGGTATCCTAAGAGTTATTCTTACAAACGAAAATGCTGATACTGATTCAATAGAAGTATTCGTAGATGCTGAAGCAACTGAAGATGCAAACCAGTTTATTCGTAAGGATGATTTATTTGGTGTAGGACCAACAGATAAAGTATTCTACGTAGAACCATATTATGATGGTCGATACACTGTTTACTTTGGTAACAACGTCTTTGGTTTACAGCCACAAGCATTCGAAGATATTCGTGTAAGATATCGCATCACATCAGGTGTTGAATCTAACGGTGCTTTCTCATTCGAGTTAGGTGCTCAATTAGCAACATCTACAATTACTGTCGAAACAATATCTAAAGCTGCCGGTGGTGGCGATAGAGAAACATTAGAAAACATTAGATACTTTGCTCCTAAATCTTTACAGATACAAGAAAGAGCAATTACAACTAGTGATTACGAAATCCTATTAAAACAAAACTTTCCAGAGATTGATTCAGTTGCTGCATATGGCGGAGAAACATTAGAGCCTCCACAATTTGGTAGAGTTGCTATTTCAGTTTATCTTGGTGAAGGACGAGAAGGTTTATCTTCTGTTCTTTCTTCAGCATATATTAAGTTCTTAAAAGAAAAGAGTCCACTCGGTATTGAGCCAGTGTTTATTCCTTCTGAATTTATTTACGGTTGTGTTCAAGCTAATGTATACTTCAATCCTAAGGTTACTAAGAAATCATCTGGGCAAATTGAAACTGAAGTACGTACAGCGATATCAGCATACAACACTACATACCTAGATAACTTTGATACTACTTTAAGATTATCAAAACTATCTTCTAATATTGATGCATCTAATATCTCTATTTTAAGTAACGAAATAAGTGTATGTCCTTATGTTGTATATTCACCAGCATTAAATATCTCAGCTTCACCTTCGTTTAAGTTTTATTCTAAATTAGTTAAGCCTTATCCGTTTAAAGACTCCAACGGATTTGAAGATTATAAACCATCAGTTACAAGTGGTACGTTCGGATTTAATAGTGTGAATTCATACTTACAAGATGATGGTTTAGGTAACATGCAAATCGTAACTGCAGATGCGGCAAACCCACAGATTGTTAAACCAATTGCTGGTACTGTAAACTATGAAACTGGTGAAATTAATTTAGTTGACTTCAAAGTAACTGGGTTCGCTGGATCAGGAATCAATATTATGGTAACTACGGCTAACGATGATATATCAGCTCCAGCAGGAAGAATATTCCTGATTCAAGATACTGATGTAACCGTTAATATGGTAGAGGTTAAGTAAAATGGCTGATAATACCGTCAACTTAGTAGAAAAGAATATAGCGTTTAAAATCGCGCAACAGTTTCCTGCGTATTATAGGGAGCATGGTGCAGAACTAGTTGCAATGGTAGAACATTATTATAAGTTCGTAGAGTCAGATCCTAATATGGGCGTATACAATTCACGACGTCTCTTTGAGTATCGTGACGTTGGAACAACTCTTTCGTCAATGATAATTTATTTCAAAAAGAAATATATGGCAGATCTACCGCCGATCGAAGATGATAAAACAGTTAAGTTTGTAATACGTAATATTTTAGATTTGTATCGTCGTAAAGGCACAGAAGCTGGATTAGTTTTATTCTTTAGAATGTTTTATGAGGAAGATATTCAAGTAATGTATCCTTCTAAATACATGCTTAAGCCTTCAGATTCAACTTGGAAAACTGGTACATACTTACAGATATTACCAAACAATAATAACTTTGTATCTAGAAAGGGAGTATCGTATACATACGCAGATTTATTAAGTCGCAATATTTACGGATCTATTTCTAAAGCAAAAGCAATTGTAGATAAAATTAACTTTGTTTATCTTAATAAAACATTAACTGCCATTATTTACATCACAAACGACAAAGGTACATTCGTAAGATACGATGATATTATGTGTCGTATTGGCGGGGAAGATGTTCCGTTTGGTAAATTAAATGGTTCTGCAAATGCGTTAGCCGTTGATGTATCATACGGTGGTACTACTGGTAATAAAGTCGGTGATATTTTAGATATTAAAAGCGATTACGGTAAAGGCGGTACTGCTATTGTTACCGAATTACAAACTGAGTTTACCGGAACAATTGAATATACTATTGATGACGGTGGCTTTGGTTATACAATTGATAATACAAAATTGCTTGTATCAAACCAAGTTATTGTATTGCCAAATGAAAGTTTTAGGTTTAAAGAATTAGAAGTCTTAATAGATACTGCTGGTAATGCAGGCACAGTTATTGGCCAAAACTCTATCGCTGTTGGTGTTAAAATGGAACCCAACGACTCGTTTGCATTGGGAAGAGATATTTCTACAAGAGATCGTGTAGACGAGAATGGCGCTGCTAATAACTTTACTATTACAGCTTATGACGTTAACACAAAACTTGGTGACATGTTTGTAGTAGCAGCGAAAAATGGTTCTTCGCCAGGACCACTATACGCAAACACTGGTGTTATAACTGACGTTAAAATAGAAGAGTTAGATAATATCGAAAGTGTTTCGTTAATTACAGATATTATTGGAAACTTTGTAAACGTTACAATTAATTCAAATGATTATAATAATACACCACCTGCAACGATCCCAATGTCAGGCACCGCTTCACCTGCTACTTTATCAACACCTTTAAACCAAGCATTCGATTTAACACCGTTTGACATTGGTACAATTAAAACTTTCGAAAATATAAATCCTGGAGAGGACTATATTAACGATACGTTTAGTATTGCTATTGATGAACAGATGGCAGCGTTTGAAAGATACGACCAAATTATTAGTATTGGTGACTTTTCACCTTCGTTCTCAGTTGGTGACACTATTACACAAGCACTAACATCTTCATCTGGTATTATTAGAGCAGTAGACAACGATAACGGCGCCATATACGTAACACCTTTCAGTTATTATGGATTTAGATCGGCACTTACTGGTGATGAAATTATACATAAAGGCAATACTTTCGAAGTAATCGGAATTGAAAGAAATTATTCTACTAAAAAATATGGTTTAAACGCTGAAATACGAAATGAAACATTGTTTTCAGAAGGTAGAATTAAAGCAGCAGAAATAAGAAACTCTGGATTTGGTTATATCGACGGTGAGAATGTTTATTTAACAGATCAAGATGACGGCACAACTATGGCTAGGGCACAGTTATCTGCAAGAACACAAGGTATTACTGCTGGTTTCTGGGGAAGCAATAGCTCTCACATTAATGGCTACTTTACAGATCCTGTTGATAGACAGTTTAAGTATTTCGATTCAGAAATGAAAGTTCAAGACAGCGATTATTATCAAGAATATTCGTATGTAATTAAGTCTGTTGTAGATCAGCCTAAGTATGAAAAAGTCGTAAAAGATACAGTCCACCTAGCAGGGTCTAAATTATTTGGTAAGTTTTCTTACGAAAAAGCAGTAGGCCCAGTTATGTCGTCAACCTTCCAGGTTATACGTAAAGATGATTATGTTAAAGGTGGTGATCCTATCGTTGGGCCTAATCAAGCAACTGGCGATCAAACAATTAGAGCAGATAACTTCGTGTTTACTGTAGATGATACATTAACGTTCACTGTCGATAACAGTTAGATAAATAAGTTATTAAAGCTATATAAAACTAATAGGAGTAAGCATGGCTAAGCAAATAATCAATATAGGCGAAGAAGCCAACGACGGAACCGGCGACCCTATACGTTCGGCTATGTCCAAAAGTAACGCAAACTTTACTGAAGTATATGACAGTATTGCAGATTTAACATTATTAAGTTTAGGTATTGCTGATGGTTCGGCAGGCCAAGTACTTTCTACAGACGGAGATGGTACCTTTACATTCGCTAATCAAGGCGGAAGTTCTTTACCAGATACCAATCACCAAATTATTGGCACGCAAGAGCAAGGCAAAGTTAACGCCCAAGATATATATGTCCCATTTGTAATTAATGACATAGTAACAGGTACTTTGCAAGATGTGATCCCACCTACAAATATTGTAAATGGTAAGATTTCTGCTCTTGTATATAGTAAACAATTATCAAGATATACGGCTGGTGGTAAACTAATGTTAACATTACTTTCCAATAGTGGAGTATCACATTACGCAACTAAAGAATTTTTGTTTAGTCGTGTAGAAGATGCAGACGGCGGAGTTTTTGATGTTATCGAAACAGGTGTAGGTTCTGACGATTTAATGAATGGAATTCAAATTAAAGAAAGAATCACTGATAACAATCTATTCCTAGACGTGACAATAACAGCATCACCTACAGGCGTAACGGCTACTGACTTTGTAAGAGTTGTTGGCCAAATAACGTATACAAGTATACCAATCTTCTTAACAGCGTCAGGATACTAAAATGGCAAAAACAATGAACATCAAAAATTATAATGGCGAAAAGATTATTATTGGAGCTGATGCTAGCTCGGTTGTTTTAGAATATAACGGTCTTAACAAAATTGAAACAACGACTGCTGGTGTAAACATTACAGGAGCAATCTATGTTAACGGATCAGAATTTACTGGTGGTGAGGGTGGTTCATATGCTAANGCAGACGTTGATGCACACTTAAATCAATCAGATCCTACAACAGGACATATTCTTTCTTGGAATGGAACTGATTATGCTTGGGTAGCTCAGGCTGGTTCTGGTTCATCATATTCAGACTCAGATGCAGTAGCAGCAGTTGTTGCTTCTGATTTAGATATGGCCGGCAATAAAGTATTATTCGGTAACGTATATCCAGCAGTAAGCGATCTACCAGATGCTAGTACTTATCACGGAATGTTTGCTCACGTACACGGTACAGGTGCTGCATATTTTGCACACTCTGGTGCTTGGGTTGAGCTTCAAAATGCAGGTGGTGGCGGTTCATTACCAACAAGATCAAATGCAGCAGGAACAGCAACTTCAGTAGCAAATGATGTTATTGTAGATCTAGATATTACAGGATTTAAATCTTATAACTTAATGAGTATTACAACATCAGCCGCGGCTTGGGTAAGAATTTATGCTACTAACGCAGCTCGCTCAGCTGATAACTCAAGAAACGAACTTACTGATCCTGCACCAGATGCTGGTGTAATTGCCGAAGTTATTACTACAGGAGCACAAACTGTAATGATCTCTCCAGGTGCAATCGGTTATAATCTTGAAGCAACACCAACTACAAATATTCCAGTAAAAATTACTAATAAATCTGGATCAGCAGCAGCAATAACAGTAACACTTAATGTTCTTCAGTTAGAGGCTTAACCAATGCAAAGAGAATGGATTGTCACTCTTCATAGAAAAGAAGATCTTCAAAGCTTTTATGATGATATGGAAACGCCTGGTGGCAATTTGTTTATTCCAGACCGAGCAGTTGAGTTAACAAACAGAAGACTCATTAGTCGTAATACACATTACATGTTAACTGACGATGAAGTAGAATTAATTAAGTCTGATGATCGNGTTTGGGATTGTGATTTAGTAGAACTTATTGAGTTGACAACAAAACCAAACGGTTATACAATATCTAATGGTGACTTTGATAAAAGCACAACAGATGATGCTAGCGATGTTAACTGGGGTTTATTAAGACACAGTGAAGAAGTAAACAGATCTAACTGGGGCTCTAATGGTACTTCTCTTATTACTACAGACTTAACGNTAACAGCCTCCGGTAAGAACGTTGATGTTCTTATTGTTGACGGACACATCGATCCAGCTCATCCAGAGTTTGCAGTTAATTCTGACGGTTCAGGTGGAACACGAGTTAATCAATTTAATTGGTTCTCATTAACGAATGCTGTAACTGGTGGATCAAATGGTACATATACTTATGATCGCTCAGGCTCTTATACAAATTCTATAGATCAAGATGATAACAATCATGGCTGCCACTGCGGCGGTACTGTTGCTGGTAATTCACAGGGATGGGCTAGAGAAGCTACAATATATAACATAAGCCCATATGGCAGTAACCCTAGCAGCCTATCCAGCAGCCTCATGTGGGATTACATACGTGCTTGGCATAATACTAAACCTATTAATTCAGAAACTGGCAGACGTAATCCAACCGTATCAAACAACAGTTACGGCTCATCTATTAGATCTAATGCTGATTCTGCAACATATGGCTATACTACAGGTAGTGTTACTAGAGTACTTTATCGGGGTGTCGATTTTAATCCTGGCAGAGATTTAACTCAAGCAGAATTACAAGNCCGTGGCTTTTACGCAAATAGTTTAGATATGACTATTCCAAATTATTTCACAAGTCGTAACGCTGATATGCAAGATGCTATTGACGACGGAATTATTATTGTATGCTCTGCTGGTAATGATTATTGGAAAACGGTTAACGAATCAGATCAAGATTATAATAACACGTATGGTATGACTTACCAAGGGACAAACNGNGAATGGTACTTACACAGAGGTACTGGGTCTGCTTCAGGATATGCAGCAACAATTAACGTCGGTGCTACTTCAAACGCCACTCAAGAAGACAAAGCTTATTTTTCAAATTGTGGAAGTCAAGTAGATATATTTGCTGCAGGTCAAGCAATTAATAGTAGTGTACATGCTAAAAGTGGTGATATTGCAGATCCAAGATTATCTGGTTATAACTTTGATAAATATCAAGGAACAAGCATGTCAGGCCCACAAGTTGCAGGTGTACTTGCTATATTAGCCGAATCTAATCAAAATATGAACCAGACTGAAGCTGCGGCTTGGCTTATAAATAATGCATCTACAGACCAAATGCAAGACACTGGAACTGATGATCCAATGGATACTAACAGTTTACAAGGTGCACCTAATAAATATTTGAGATGGAAGAACCAAAGAGCAGTAACAGGTACTGCTCATCCGAAAAATAACTTGAAAGCAAGACCTACTTCAGGTACTTGTTATCCACGTGTTCGTATTCGTAGAAGAGGCTAAAAGTGTTTATAAATATTACAAAAGCTAGGGTTAAGTGAAATGCCAGAAATTTTAACTACAACATTGAAAAACGATTCGACTAGAATGTTCTATCAAGATATTCTTGATAACGAGTTCTATTTCGCAGTTTCTTCAACCGTCACTGGCGAGTTGAATCGTATTAGCTCTGTCAATTCACTTAATAGTAAAATGACTTTTAAAGAGTCTATTCTTTTTGGGAAACAAGTATTTAATTCTGACGTTAAGTTTATGATTAAATATTACGCTTGGCAAAAAGATCAGCTTTACGCTCAATACGACGATCTTACTGATTTAGAAAATATAAATTTTTATTCAGTAGTAGGACCAACAAATAACGATTCCGGTGACTACCGTATCTACAAATGTTTATCTAATAATAACGGTGCAGTCTCAACAGTACCACCAAATTATAATCCTACAACAGAAAACCAAATATATAGAATGCCAGATGGGTATGTATGGAAATTTATGTACTACTTAACTGAGCAACAATTCGAAGCTTATAATGCCTCAGGCTATATTCCTTTAATTGGCACGTTTGCAATTAATCCTGATTTAGCACAAGACGCTAATAATGTAATTACTGGTTCAGAAGTTTCTGATATATTTGTAGAAAACTATATTGATAACACAGGTTATCCTACATTAGAATCAGGCATCATCGCTGGTCCACCGCAAAATGACGGTACAATTCTTATCTTGCAATCTTTACAAAGCCAGATCGCAAACTATTATGCTGGTATGACGGTTTATATTAACTCGCCTAGCAATGTTTCATCTTCATATGTTATTGATTCTTACGTATGGGATCCTACTAAATCACTTGGTACTTATAAGCTTATTGGAGATCCACAAGGTGATGGGGTTATTCAAAACTCTACAGTAAGAATCGTACCTACTGTTAAAATAGAAGGTGACGGAACAGGCGCTACAGCAATTCCAAGAATTGTTGATGGTAGAATTACTAATATCGAGTTGTTAACAACTGGTTCTAATTATAACAATATTACAGCAACAGTTATAGATCCATTATTTGATTTTGAACCAGACGAAGTAAACTCTGTAGATGTAAGAGCAAAATTAAGACCTATTCTTTCACCAGAAGGTTATCACGGATTTAATCTAATTAATGAAATGCATTGCAGACGTATTCTGCTTTATGCATATATTACAGAAACCGACAATAATAAAATTGGTAAGTCTAATTCTTATTCAGCAATAGGAATTCTTAAGAACCCAATATTTTCACCTGATCCTGAGACAGCAAACACTGCTTCACCAGATACATTTGATAATAGAATAGCAATTACAACTGACGACTACGCAAAGTTTGATGTTGATACTTTTGTTACACAAGTAAATATTAACTCTGACGTAACATTTAGTGGCAGAGTACACGACGTACAACCAACTTCTAATACTATTTTCATATGTAACTATATGGGACCACAAGTTAACACCGCCAATAACGATCTAGCCTTTGACTATACTAAAGACCTTATTAATAGTACAGGGCAAAGAATAAAGATAAATATACCAGTAGCCAACAATGTTATTGAATCAAGATATACTCAAAGATCTGGAACTGTATATTTCTTCGAAGACTTCTTCCCTCTTATGAGAGCAGAAAGTTCTAGAGAAGAATATAAGTTGATCTTAGAATTTTAAGGAACTAAAATAGATGCCTATTAACACAAATTTAAATATTGCACCATATTTTGATGACTTTGACGTCGAAAAGCAGTTCTATAAGATTCTGTTTAAGCCCGCTTACGCAATACAAGCACGGGAACTGACACAACTTCAATCAATTCTACAAAATCAAGTTGAGCAATTCGGAGATAATATCTACCAAGAAGGTACTATTATTAAAGGTTGTAACTTTACAGATCTTAACGGTTTAGAATTCGTAAAGTTAACAGACAAATCAGGATTTGATGTAGAATCATATGTGTCTGGTCCAAGTACTGCTGTCATTGATGGTCTTGTTAAAGACGTCGACGTAGTTTACGAGGTATCAAATGCTGCTGGTCTTAAAGCCAACATTATTGCTGCTACTCGCGGATTCGAAACACGTCCACCAGATCTTAACACTTTCTTTATCAATTATTTAAACACTAATGGCACTATTCAGCGGTTCCAAAATGGTGAAGCTTTAACAATTACAAAGTATGTTTATAACGGTTCAGTTCTCGTTGATGCATTGCAAGAAGGTGGCGCCGGTGCAGACGCTGCTATTTGGCAAATCAACGTAACGTTACAAGCAACCCCTGCTGGTAAATCATTCGGTGTACGTTCATCTGCTGGTGTTGTTTTCCAAAAAGGACATTTCTTATTCACATCAGATCAAACATTAGTTGTATCTAAGTACACCGATCAGCCTGACGGATTGTCAGTTGGTTATGAAGTTGCTGAAACACTAGTTAGTTCTTTACAAGATAAAACATTATATGATAATGCTAATGGATCATCTAACGAAAATGCTCCTGGCGCTGATAGACTTTCAATGGTGCCAACACTAGTTGTTAAAACAACAGTAATTGCTGATGTTGATCCAGTGTTCTTTACTCTTATTCGTTATCAAAACGGNTCAGCAGTTACTTTACGTGACGTTTCACAGTTCAATTCTATTGCTGAAGAGTTAGCAAAAAGAACATACGAAGAATCAGGTAACTATGTTTTAGATAGTTTTAAAGTTGATATGGATCGTAGAGGAACTAATTTAACTGCACTTGTTGGTAAAGGTACAGCATACATTAAAGGTTACCGTATAGAAAACAGTGGTAAACTTGACTTCACTATTGATCAAGTTGCTAATACTGCAATTCAGCAAAACCAAGCAACCACTGTTGATTACGGTAGTTACTTAAATGTAGTATCAATCGCAGGTCAAGTAGATATTAACTACGGCGCAGTAACTTTAAAGAATTCAGTAGATGGTACAATTGGTACAGCATTCGTAAGAAATCTAACACCAACTAGAATTTACTTGTTTGGTGTTAAAATGTCAGCAGGAGACTTCAATGAGGTTGTTAAAATCGTTGGGACATCAGGCGAAATAACAGTTACTGCAAATGATAAAGTTAAAGAAATAGGCAAATCAGTACAGTTATTTGATACTGGTACTCCTTATATTAAAGCATTCGATGATGTCATACTTCCAGTACGAGCATGGAAAAGTGTTAACGGAATTAATAGTGATATTATTAATATTACAGCCGATGTTGGAGAAGACTTCGCATTAGATCAATCTGATGTTCTCGTAGTAGATACAACAAACACACCTATTAATGTCACGTCATATAGCTTATCATTAAACAGCACAGTATTAACTCTTAATTTAACTCCGGGATCTGCTGCCGGCGCAGAAGTTTATTATAACAAAAGAATATTAGATGCCGAACCACATCCTAAAGCTTCAGTAACACCATATGTTAAAGTTGGTTACGGTGTAGCAACTGCTAAGTATAGCTTAGGTTTCCCTGATGTTTATAAAATTATTAGTGTTACTACTGGTCCTGGTGGAACAGATTTTACTGATAGCTTTAAGCTTAATACAAATCAGAACGATCACTTCTATGATATTTCATATATGGAATATATCGCGGGCAGACCTCAGCCAACTAACGGACAGCAATTAGTTGTTCAATTAGGTGTATACGAGCGNAACACTTCTCAAGGGCAGCATTTCTTCTCAATTAATAGTTATCCTATTGATGATGAAACAGCAACATTACCAGCCGGCAAAGTAAGATCGTCTGATCTAGAAACCTATACTGCCTCTAACGGTAAGCAGTTTATTTTACGAAACGCTTTTGACTTTAGACCATACGCAGAT